GCACCACAAAACACATTATTAGAAGCATTAGCTAAACCAACAGAATAATGCCTAACCAAGATAAAATAAATGATGTTGCTGAACAAGTAACTACAATGCTTGATAAAGCAAAACTAGAATTAACACAGGACTTGCTTAAATTAAGAGATAAAGTAACACCTGATGAATTTATCCAAGCATTAGATAAAATGGATTTAAAGGCTATTTTAGATGCAAAAATTAGCAAGGCAAAGCAACTATACATACAGCAACATAAAGTAGTATTAGAAGAAACCATACCATTTGGAGATGTTAATGCCGATAAATGAACAAACATTAGAATCTTTTTTATCAGGCAACCTATCTATATTAGATGAGATAATAGGCACAGATGCTGCTGAGTTAAAAAGCATACTTAATTCTTCTACTATAACAGCTATGGGTAAATCAGAAATACTTAATCAAGTAAGTGTAGCATCATCTGCTTCAGCACAAAAAGCTATTATTAATACAAGGTTAAATACATATAGCAGAGTAGCAACTAATACTATGATGAAAGATGCACCATCTGATACTAAATATGTATATGTAGGACCTATTGATGATAGAACAAGAGATGAATGTTTAGATATGGCTTCTTCTCCTCCTATAACAGAATCTGAAATAATATCACAATTTGGTTATGCACCATTAGTAGATGGTGGTGGTATTAATTGCAGACATAAATGGGAGATAGCTTCTGATGAAGGTATTAAACTATTTGAAGGTAAACAAGCACAGCAAGTAATAGCAAAGCAAAACACAATATCAAAATCTGTTAATAAATTAACTGATGTAGATAAACTATTAGGAACTAAAGCATTATCATCACAAATAAACAATAGAAGTTTAGTTACAGGAAGATTAGACAGAATGCAAGTTAGAAATGTTTGGGCAGATATTTATAAAACAAAAGAATTTAATCAAGATTTAAACAACTATCATTTGTTTTTAAAAGAAAAAGGGTTGTTAGAAGCTAATAAAATACTTAATAGTTTATGGGTAGACCAAATAGGTGATGGGGAAGGATTATATAGATATTTATCTGCAAAAGCAACTAATTCAAAGTTACAATTTGCTAATGGTAAATATTTTGGAAATAATGCAAAATTATTAGCTGAATATGAAGCATATATAGAAGGCTATGCAAAAAGAAGATTTAAAAACTATTCAATAACACAATTAGTTGATGTTATAAAATATGATATGCAATTTAATCAAAATATGTTAAAAAGATATGGATTAGTTGGAAGCAACAACAAAGTTAAAGTTTACAGAGGAATTAGAGCAGATTATTTTAAGACATCGGGTGCTAAATATCCAAAAAGCATAGGAGAAGCAGGGCAATTATTAACTAATAGTGCAGAAAGTTGGAGTACAAATCAATTTGTTGCAGAGCAATTTGCATCTGTTAGATTTGGTGGTGTTGTATTAGAAATGGAAGTTCCATTAGATAGAATTATATCATCTAATTTTTCATTTAGCTTTAGTAGTAAAATTAGTGAAGCAGAAATTGTTTTAGGTGGTGGTAGTCCATTGAATTATAAAATAGTGAAGGCAGGATATTTAAATGAGTGATAGTATTAAAAAATTATATAATGAACATTTAAAAGAATTTAAAAAAGATTATCCTAAATTAAATTTGATACTTTTTGGAAATCAGCATCATAAAAAAATAGATAAAAATGGATTTGAACCAATAGAGGACACAGATGCTTGATGCTACTTTTTTCAGAACTATTGGTGCTAATGTAAGAGATAGATATAGAGACCATATATTTAGAAAAGCTAAAGATGTATATGGTAGAGCATTTAAAAAATATTCTAAAGAGTATGGTATAAAAAAAAGAGCAAACACATTTAAAAGACAGGCTTCACAATATGCTAATAGTAATGCACCTGTATTAACATCAGATTTATTAAGAGATTATAGTCTAATTAAAACATCTACTAATGGGTTTCAAATAGGTTGGACTACTTTAGGTGCTAGAGTAGAACATTTAAAGAAGATGGGCAGAGTATTAACTGCACCTGATCAGCCACTACCTAAAGGTGTAATAACATACCTATCTACTGAAGCACATAAATACATCAAAAAGAAATTAGGCCCTAACAAAACCACGATCCACAAAATAGGCAAATAACAAACCTAACTTAAAAATAATTTAATTTTTTACTTGCACATAAGTTAAAGATGTATTAAGTTATGTTATGGAAACAAAAGAACAAATAATAAAACATTTAATTTCAATAGACGAGTTATCACATCAATTTGATTGCAGATTTTCAGAAACAAATTATGATGATATAACTATTGATGATATAATTGATGTTGCTATTTATACTAAAGAATTATTTGAAGAAGAAGGACATTATCTTTATGAATCTAGATTAGGTTATTCTACATTTAATAATGATTATGATTCAGATCAAAATTTAGTTAAGCAATATAATCAAATTAAATATTTTATTAGAAAATATAATAAACAAAGGAGAAGCTAATGAAAACCAAAGTGATTAAATGGTTGAGAAACCTAATCAAAGAACATTGCTATTCAAAGGGTTATAACTCTATGAGAGGGCATAAGTTGGAATGGAAAGTTGGGTATGAAATGATAAATGGTGATTGGGAATGGAATAGTGATATGCTTTGGAAGTATGAACATATGGCTGAATACATTATTGAAAATAAAACAGGAGTATTTGATATATGGACTCCTTATATAATAGATGATGTAAATTGTGATCTACTATTTGATGATTATCAGGAGTTTAATTTAGATGACATATTGAATGGCTGTCAAAAAATTACTTCAAGGAAATTAACTAACTAGGGAGAATCATTAAAAAAAAGAAAGCCACTTAATTGTGGCTTTTTTTTTATGCTTAAAAAATAATTGTTTTATTTTAGAATTATTAAATTAGATTACATATAAGAATTTTCACTAAAAACTCACTAAAGAGGATACAAATGTCAGATGAAAAAGTAACTCAAACACC